ATGTGGTTCGTATTGATTGTATTGAATCATGAGATCTGTACATATTTTGGGGTAAAGTACCTCTTCGGCATCTATACAAACCTGAACACGATTGTTAATAGAATGCTGTATTAACTTTTTAATATGCGATTCTGCCATATATGGTGACGACTTGGACCCAAAAGATGTCATTTTTAACGCAACCATTGACCTGGGGACAGTTGGAATCATCTTCATATTTATGTCACTCACATACTGAGCATCATTTGGGTGACAGTTCTCGCGAGCATAGTCTAAAATTACTCTGGAGCCTGACCGATAAATACTTCCTATTACATTTTTCAATTCATGATTTAGAGCAGCATATCGTAGCATATCTTAAAGATGACAGACATTTTTAAGTAAATGGATTTTGTTTATGAGATAAAAAATATGTTGCCGAAGCAAATATGCGAAGCGATAATAAAACGTTTTCAGAATGACCACAGAAAATCCGAATCTAAAGTTGGGAACGGAGAACTTAACTACAACGTTAGAAAATCTAACGTTTTATTTTTTTCACAATATAGTGACTGGAAAGACGTAGATAATATCATATTTGATGTTATATCAAAGGGTATAGAAAAATATCAAGAGTATCTTAAAACATTTGCAAACGATGACGAACATCTAATAGATGTTATAGAGGGTAGGTTTTTAAACTTAACGGATGAAGGATATTTTATTCAAGAATATAAATCAGGTGGTTTTTATAAGTGGCACATAGATGACGCACGTCCTAAAGGTGTAGGACGTAGTTTATCAGTTGTATTATATCTAAATACATTAGATGAATCTCAAGGTGGACACACGGAATTTATTGGAGGTAGAAAAGTTAAACCAGAAATGGGTAAACTTTTGATTTTTCCATCATGTGGATCATTTATTCATAGAAGTGTTCCAGTAAAAAATTCGGGTATAAAATATACAATTGGGACTTGGGCAATTTAAAGATTAAAAATGACTATTAATCATGGAAACAAGGGCTCTAATTACCCAAGTTCTTATGCCGCGTATCAGACAGCTCGAAGAAGAGGTTGCTGCGTTACGAAGACAGACATGGCCGTATGTTCAGGCGGAAAAAGACGCAAAAGGTCTCAGAAGCATAGATGAATTGCGAGACTTTTTCAAAAACTTGGACGATGACACAACATTAGAACTATTGAGACTAAAGGCGAGACTTTCAAGAAACCCGGGACTTCAGGGAAGAGAAGTTGATATGATTATGAGTTTGCGAAATAATTTTTGTTGATGTATAATAAATGGTGAAGACACCTTTTGGCATTCCAGTTCTCATGATGCCAATGCTACTTCCATGCATGCCAATAATATTACCTGCGTGGGGTGTTTACGAAACTATATTGGGTGGCGACAAGCCAATGAAACCACAAAGATTGGCAACTCTCACAAGTTCGATGTGCTGCTTAATGTTACTTTCCTACCTAGCTTCCAAAAGTCCAGTTAAGACACCACCGATTATGTTAGCAACACTTGCATTGACCTGTGTCAGTTCTTGTTCAAGCTCAATTATAGCTGTTGACTTGAAAAAGAGAGCTGAAGCTCTTATTGCTTCGGAAGAAAATAAGAAAAAATAAATTAGAAGAAATCATCTGTACGATAAAGCTTTACCGCATATGAACCAGTCTTTCCAGTTACTGAGACTGATTCATTTCCATAAAGTTCTTCGCATCCAATGTCTTCCATACAATCTCGACCATTGTAGGCTACTGGTAATGGGTATAGATTTTCACCTCCAGTTGTGGTGTAATAGTGGTAACGATCACGTCTTCCTCGTACTTCTTTACCATAAAGTGGAAGAGTTTCACCATTGCTAGTAAGAATACCCATCTGCTGCATATATCCGGGCTTGTACTTTTTGATTGGTGCTCCTCTGAATTCGGGTTCGTGTCTAGGTTCGCGACGTTCCAACGATTGTCTAGGTGGAACTGGCATCACTGGAACTTCCACTGGAACTTCAACAACCTTTGGGTTGAACCACATGTAACTCAAAACAAGAGCAAGTACAACAACAACTGACCACAAAAGTTGTTTTTGTGTTTTAGATTTTAGTTTCATTTATACTTACTATAAATATTTTATTAAAATACTTAAAAAGTATCTTTAAATCATAAGTATGAGTAATATACGGGTGATAGATAATTTTTTAACTCAAGAAGAACTCAATGAAGCCAGGTTTATTGTCGAAAATTTAAAGTGGAATTATGGACACGTATCCAACGAAACTGGTTTTAAATTTTGGGTGTGTGATCTGGGGGAAAACGATTTTTTTTCAAAACACATTTTTCAGAAAATAGAAAAATACTTTGGAAAAAAATATGAAATAAATCGTGTATATGCAAATGGGCAAACTTATGGTTTAGATGGTTCATATCATATAGACGATGAGAGAGATAATTGTTATACATTTTTAATGTATCTCAGTGACATAAACCACGAAAACGTCAATGAATTTGATGGTCATACATTGTTTAAATATGATAAAAAGGTTACATCAATTGAACCAATTTTAAACAGGTGTGTATTATTTAAATCAGATATATTACACAAAGGTATGGCACCTTCTAGAAGTTCAAATATGTTGCGTATAAGTGTAGCTTTTAAACTTAGAGAAATTAAATGTAAAAAAATATATGAAGGTACTCGCCATAGATATTGGGTATCATAATATGGGTCTGGTCTTAGCTGAATGTGGAAAAGGTCCTAAAATAGATGTGGAGTACATAAAGAAAGTCACTCTCGAAGACTATAAACACATCAAAAGTAATGACATTGTAGATTTAGTTCCTTTATTTGTAGAAGATCACCAATTCATTTTTGAAACCGCGGATGTAATACTTATAGAAAGGCAACCACCAGGTGGTCTCACAAACATAGAAGTACTCCTAAATTACATGTTCAAAGATAAAGTTGTTTTGGTTTCACCTGTGAGCATGCATACACATTTTGGTATGAGGCATCTAAACTACGAGCAGCGCAAGGAGAGAACAATTTCTATTGCGAGTAAGTATATTTCGGGAGAAATACCTTACGAAAGGAAACATGATATTGCTGACGCACTTTGTATGATAATTTATTACAACTTTAATGTGTCAGTTCATTTTTTTGACCGTTTTAGGTTCACTGGTTCTCGGCTCTAATAATTTCTAGGGCGTTCGCTACCGACTCCAAAGCTTCAAACATCGTAGCCGCACTACGGTTCTTACAACAATTTCTAATTTTTTGAATATTGTATTCAAAAGAATTCTTTTCTTGTTCCTTTCTCTTTTCAATTGATTTTATCAATTCTTGAAGTCTTTCAATTTCTGAATCAATCTTTTGAGTAATAACATCAATTGCTTCATCCATCTTAACAATTTCATTTTCAAACCAATCTAAGTGTCTCATGAGAAGATCCCTCTTGACGGCAGACTTTGTTCTTTCCATCTGCTTTTCAATTCTCTCAGTCTTCTCATCAATAATGCTAATGTTACTCAAATATTTTTCATGATGGTATTCCTTCGATTGCTCGAGGGCTTGAATTTGTTGCTTGAGTTCAACGATTGTTGTGTCCATGGATTATTTCTAACATATCATCATCCCAAAACTTTATACCGAGCATTCGTTCATGATAGTCTATGATCAATTTTAAAGCTTTTGATCTTAGACCACCAGTTAGTTTGTCTTTAATGTCCGTACCCTTGTAGAAGGCATACTCTTTCTTGAGTCTCTCTAATTCTTCTTCGCGCCAATTTGACATTTTACTTTGGAATTTTACCTGACATCATCAATCTTAGGTCATCAATAAACGTATCGAATCGACCAAGTCTATATTGAACAAGAGCCCAAAGCATGAAAAATACCGTTTTTGTGAGGTTATTTACGTCATTATCTTCCATCTTGTAGATTGGACTGACCACTCTATGCATAAAAGTTTCTTCTTTTTCCTGACCCGTCACATACATTTCCGCCTGCGTCAAAGCACATGTGTCGTCATTCACTGACCAATGATAGAACAAGAATGGGATAAGTATGGAGTAAAACTCTAAGTTTCTCACGTCATTTGTGAAAGGAACTACGAGAATGGCAATGAGGAAAAAAAGATGAATCCAGAATATTATGTTCATCTATTATAACATGAGCGAAGAAATTTTTGACGACCAAATGATCAAACAAAAGGAGCTCGAGCACCGACGAGACAGTTGGAATGAACAACATGAAACTATATTGAGACAGTGGGGTGAGGCGTCTGGGTGCTACAGATACATGCACCACAGGGCGTTCCTTATGTACAAAAAATTGAGTATGCGTTTTACTTTGCCCGTTATTGTGCTATCAACTTTGACTGGTACCGCTAACTTTGCTCAAGAACAATTTC